ATACATCCAGCCATAATTTCAACGTAATAAGCAACGTTGCCATCAGCAAGCAAAAAATACCGGCACATGACCCGTAGAGAATCGCAATATCTCTCGCCGGATCATCGCCGATCATCTCGTATGCAAGGCCGCCGGTTGAGGGTTGTGTTCATCTCGGAAACGTCTTTGCCGATTCGTTCCGCCCGCTGGTCGTGATCGTCAAACTTCTTTTCGGTATCGCACTTGTAGTCTTTGAGGGCCTGGACGATATCGTTCATTTTCGACAGTATGTTATCCTGAAACCTCTGGTTTTGGGCGATGATCATCTTCAAAGCCCAGATGAAGGCTCCGATCAGGGAGAAGACGAGGACGGCGATCAGGACGAGATTGAAGTCTCCCCCCGTCGCTTCCAGGAGGGCGTCCTCCCCCACCATCTATCCCCCTCCTCGGATCTTCTCCGCCAGCGCCGGAGCATGACCGGCGAAGTAGAATCCGATGACCATCCCAAACATCTCGGGCGGGATGACTCCAGGGCGAAGGACATATCCGAGCGTGATCGCCGCAGCCAGGATGAACCGCTTCGATATCAGCTCCTTTTCTACATAGTCTCCGGCTGGCACTATTTCATCCCCATCAACTCGTCATATGCCGCCTTCACGTCGGGGCGGGCCATCTGATCCTGATAATCCGTACATAGGCATTCGAGGGCTACGTGAGCCTTCCAGCCATCGACCCTCGTCTTGCGGGTGGCCGGATCCTCGATCTGCTGCGCCATCTCGATATCGCGCCGATGCTGGCGGATTTCGGCGAGGAGATCCATCTCACTCCTCCCCTGTCGGCTCAGTCAGGGCATACTCGTATAGCCCCGCGGCCTTGAGCCGGTCGGCCATGGCATCCACCGGATCCACCCGGTGACCCATGCCCTTCGTCCAGCTGATCCACTCGGCCCGCCTCATACCCCGCGAGGTCCCCGGGACGGGCCCGCACTGGGGGGAGGCCATGTAGCGGAGGCCAGAGTGGCGGCCACCTGTGAATCCTGCGGGCGTGAAGATCGCGCCCTCGTCGTCGGTGCATCCCAACTTTTTCGTCGGGGCCATGGAGCAGCCTTCGAGCTCCTCCAGCATCCCGCCGCCGCAGCCCCCCTGATCGCAGGAAGTGAGGCCCGTCGTCGGACAACATCCTATCTTTTCTTTTGCCATTCTCAGACCTCCTCAATCAGCAGTTCGGGCGGGATCTTGTCCGAAGTCGCAGACGAGTTCACGTCGAAGCTGCCGACCATGTCCACCTCGGCGAGGTATGCTGGTTTTCCGCGGCAGCCTATCGTCTGGATGATCCTCTCCCGGTAGGTCCCGACTCCCTGGAGGGCATAGATCGAGACGTTCCCGGCCACCCGCGTCCTCGCGGCGATCGCCGATGCGCCGGATACCTGCGCTAGATGAGATAGCCCGAAATTCCCGATCATCCGGAACGATCCACTATCACCGTCCATATCCAGGCCCGCGAAAGCGCCGGATCCCGTCAAAATCTGGCCGTATGCCATCGAAGCGTTGCGGCCCCCGGCGGCCACCGTCTGGCCGCCGAGGCCGGACCGGATCTGGAAGTCCCCGTCCCCGGCGTAGTCGCCCCTGATCTCCACTCCGGCGGCCGGGGCGATCACGGCCGCCAGGATTGCCAGGATGATTATTTTAGGATTCATGTCTGCCTCAGATGTTTTTCAACGTACTTCGCCGCGTTTCCCGCAAGTTGCTCCACAGGGTCCACGATGAAATGACTTTTGCCTGTCGTGTGATTGAAATCGGCCCTCTGGTGCTGGATGTAGATATAATCCTTCGCTGGACCGCCGCCGCCGAGGATGATATTATCGTCTTCGCGCTCGCATCCGAGGTTATCTCTCATCGTTCCACCGCCTTTGAGAGCGACCGGGCATTGCCGCTTCATCTCCGAGAGGACCTCGCCCTTCGCCCATTCTTCCAGGCCATCCATCGCCTTCTCCTTCGCTCTCTGAATTACAGATGCAGCGGCCCATTCTGTGATCTTCACAACCTCACCTCATACTCAATATTCTGACCTCCGACGCCCGTCGGCGAGAGGACCGCCAGGACGGGGCGAGGCGTTCCGCTATTGTAGATCACGAAGTCGCCCGGCTGGACGGCTGACATGGTGCGGAGGAGAGCGGTGGAGGTGATCTCCTGGCCGCCGGCGGTTCTGATGAGCTTAATCTCTTCGGTATAGCGGCATTTCTGATTTTCGTAATCGGTATACGTCGGCCCGTACAGGCCCGAGCCCGTCGCCTTTCGCCAGGTGAAGGTTTGCCGCATGGGGGTTATGCTCATTTCTTCGCCACCAGAATCTCAGTGCACCGGCATCTCGGATGTAGAGTCGGTCCGTCGCCGCCGCCCTCAAATTGACCATCAGGGAGCTCCGCCCTTTTCCCGGACATGGGACGACAGAGGGAGCAAAGCCGCTCGTCAGGAGTTACGAGCCATTCGCGCTCCCAGTCGTCAGGGCTCAGGATGCCCCGCTTTACCGCCCCCCGGTTGGCTTCCCTATAACCCTCGTTAGCCGCCGTATGCCCTTCCGAAAGAGCGATCGTACTCGCCCTCCACCGGAGGAGCTTGTTGCGGTATCGGTCCACCGCCAGTTTACGGGCGGATTCGTCCATGTCCAGCTTCTCAAGACCGGCCTCGAAGTTTCGGACGGCCTGGACGTGCTGGGGGATAAGCCCGACGTTCTGCTTGATGATCTTGATTTGTTCATTCGGCGAAAGTCCCTCCTGGAACCCTCGGAGGATCGTTTCTCGGATCCCGGCCTTCGTCCCGGCGTCGATGTACTTGATCTCGTCGCCGCAGAACTTCTCCAACCAGGCGATCGCTTCGGGGCTCTTGAGGTCGAAAGAGACGCCCATCCCGACGAGCTTCCCGACCTCCTCAAGCTCTTTTTTCCCGCCTTCCAGGAACGCCTCCTCGATGAACGGCGACGGGTCGAAGGGGGTGACGGGAAAGTTCTTCCGGCCCTTCACCTCGACTTCGGCCTGCCATTTGAGGAATGCGGCGGCGATGTTCTTCGCCCATCGGTCACCGACGTCCTGAGTTGTGGTCATACTATCGGGGCGGATCGTAAAATGTATTTGGCGAGGAGATCATAAGCCCGCTTCGATTCGAGCCCCTTCATCCGGTCGGCGGTTCCGACGGCGTAGGTCTCGGAGGTCGCCGAATAGGTGACGTGAGTCACGCCCTGGCGGATCAAGTCGGATCGGGCTTTCCGGTCGGTCGAGGTCGTCTCCCTATCGTAGATCGCGATGGCCTCTTCACAACACGCATCTATGACAGCTTGCGGGACTTCGACCGATCCATCTGCCTCGTTCGTGTCAGGCCACCATCCGTCCGGCGTCTGGTATTCGCGGGGAAACTGGCGAGCTTGGGTCCCATCCCTCCGGTATTTTCGGCCCCGGAGAGGGAGGGCGTCGATGGTCCGGGTAGCTTCTTTGCAGTACCAGGCCTGAGCCGATGCCGAGGCCGCTTTCAGGGCGATGGCGGCCGCCCTGGGATCGTTTGTGAGGTATGTCTCCAGGACCGTCTCCGATAGGACATACGAATCATCGAAGTCATCGCCGGCAACCGTTTCTGATGCCGACCCTTCCCAATCGCTCATTCCACCACCTCAATATCAGGATTTACAAACACCCGATCGAATCGAGATCGCCACAAGTAATAAGTCCCAGGATCGAGCTTGAACGTCACGATCCCGAAAGCATCCGTCCACCCGGTCGTCACGTGGCCCGACCCGTCCTCGTTGGTCGTCACCTCCACTTTTACGCCCGATAAGGGCGTCGCGCCGTCGGTATCGTAGACGGTATAATTGCACGTCTCGGCCCCCTGGGAGATATGCAGCGACCCGATCAGAACGGGAATGGTCGTCCCGGTATCCTCGATGATCGAATCGACTATCCCGTCCACCGTTGCCAGGGCCGCCGCCGTTGCCAGGAGGGCATGGGCGGCGTCCATCTCGGCTTTCGTCGGCGGGTCATAAGCATTCAGGGCAGCGGTGGCGGCTGCCTGGGCCTCGGCCGATGAGAGGTCATTCAGAGCGGCGACGGTCGCTTCTAGGGCGAGGTCCGAGATGTCGGGGATGTCGCCCGGAGTGGCGAGCCCGCTCTGGATGGCCGCCACGGCTGTCGAGTTCGGGGCGTCTACCAGATCCATCTCGTCCCCGGCTTCGGCGGGAGTCGGCACCGCGCCGCCGTCCCATGCCTGGACGTCTGCGGGGACCTC